TCTCGATCACCAGATCCAGCAGCGTCAGCGCCACCTGCGGCGGCATGCGGGTCAGCATCTCCAGCAGCTGCTCGGCTGCGGCCTGGCGCATGGTCGCGCGCCACTCGCCTTCCGAGACAACAAAGTCCGCCTGCCGGCGCACGATGTCGTTCTCGGGCAACCCGTCGTTGATGGTCACGTACTCGGGTTGGCCGCGCTCGTTGGTGATGCGGAATTGCTTTTCCTCGGTGAAATACTGCTCGATGAGGGAAAGCTGCTTCTCGCCCTGCGCCTGTACGGCAAAGCGCAGGTTGTCGAACAACTTCGCCGTCGTGAGCGAGCCTTGAAGCTGGCGCGCCTCGATTGCCCGTCCAGATGTCGCATTGGTCGTCCGGCCCAGTAACTCGTCCGTCACCCCCGACACGGACTGAATCATCGAGATATTGCGGCTCATCAGCTCCAGGTGCGCAGCCGCAAGGTCGCGCTCGGCGTTCGGGATCAATTGCTTCCCGGGCACCTTCTCGACCACGGCATCCGGGCGCGCCCATTCGCGGCGGAACTCCTCGATATCGCGTACAGCGCCCTCGTCCATGATCACCTTGTTGGTGCTCAGGATGTAAAGCGCCTTGCTGGCCCGCTTGTTGATGTCCTCCTGGATGTCGCGCAGCCCACGGATGACGCCATACGGCAGCCCATCGCGGCCCCGGCGATAGCCCCAGATCGGCGTGAACGGGAAGCGGTTGTGCCGGTAGGGCGAGGGTCCGACGTAGCACAAGCCGGCGGTGGTCATGATCGCGCAGTACATGCGCATCATCAGCCGGGAAGCGAGCACCGCCTGCCCAGCCTCCTCGACCGCTGCCTGATGCGCTGGGCTCTCCGGGTCATAGATCTCACCGGCAAAGGAGCCCCGCACGATACGGGTCACCCGCTCGGGCCGGCGGAACCACACTTCGATCATGCGCACCCGGCGCCGATGGTTGACGGTGAGGCTGCGCTCGCCATAGGCGTCCAGCTCCACTTCATGCTGGTCCATCGCCTCGTCGCCGTACTCCAGGTCATAGGCCATGCGGCCTGACTCGTTAGCAGCGCGCTTGATGATGTCCTTCCGGTCCGGGAACAGCGCCATCGCTACGTCCTCGTCCACCCACTTGACGCGGATCACATAGCGCGCGTCGGACAGGTCCAGCTCCGTGCTCGCACTGTCCCAAAGGATGTTGCGCCAGGACTCATAGCGCGAGTACACCGGCTCGCCATCGTCGTCGTCCTGTACGCCATCTTCGACCCAGCCAATGCCGACCTTCACGGCATCCTCGAAAGCGCGGCTGCGGTGGAACGGCGTGCGGTTGATGTCGGACAAGTACTTGAGCAGCTGCGTCTTGCGCTCGGCCGGCTTGGCGTCGCTCTTCTCGCGCGGCAGCACGCGGAAATCGACGCGGCCGCGCTTCTCGCTGCCGATGATCCAGTTGATGGTCTGCGCGATGACGTTGTAGACGACGGGCGCCTGGCCGCGCTCTTTCAGCGCGGCCGCGTCCTCCTCCGACCACTGGATGTGGTCGTAGAAATCCTCATCAATCGCCTGCTGAATGCGGTTATCGCTCTGTCGGTCCAGCTCCTGCTGGTAGTAGCCCATCAGCCGCTTGAACAGCTCGGTGTTCTCCTCGCTGTCCAGCTCATGCTCCGGCGAATCCGGCTCTACGTCCGGCTCTTCCAGCCGGTCCCAGGGGTTGCTTTTGACGCTCTTCGTCTCGATCTCAAACATGGCCGGCTCACTCGTAGTCCAAAATCTCGGCGTAGTGCTTGCGGCCGGACTCTTCGGTGATGATGGCCTCGGCGCCAACGCGGACATTCTCCACCGGGCGCGGCGGCAGCTCGATCAGGTCTTGCAGGTGGTCGTAGATCACGCTGGCGACCTTGTGCACGTGACTAGCGCTGTCCTCAAACCCCAGGTCGCGGTTGTACTGGATCGCCGCCTGCAGCAGATAGNGCGGGTCGTCGTATTTGTACGCGGCTGATAGTCCGATCACCACCGGCCTGCATCCGTTGANGCGATGCGTCGGCACCAGCACTAGGCACGGCTCGGACTCGTCCACGCTCGGACCAACCCAGGTGCCGTAGACGGTGATGTCACCCAGATTGCGGACGAATGCGTATTTGGTCAGGTCGAGAATGTGGCCGCTCATCAAGCAACCCTCCAGTTGGGTGGTGTGGTGCGACGTGGTGTGGTGCGACGCACGTTGATCAGGCCACCGGCATAGGCTTGCGCGAACTGCCGCAGCGCGTCGGCCGCTTCGGAATGCCCGCCGGCCTTGTCAGGCTCATCCGACCAGCAGCCTTGCCGCTCGTTCCAGCGCTTCTTGTAGCTCTCCAGGTGCACAATGCCGGCCTTGCACTCGGTTTCGTCGAACCAGAGCAGCGGGAACACGTCACGCACCTGCTGAATGCCCCAGTTGATGTCCTGCACGCGCGGCACGATTTCGAACCGATGCCCTGGCATCAGTTCCTCCAGCATCTGGCGCGGGCTTTTGTTTGCGTTCTGACCCTGCCGCACGTGGTCGGCATCGTGCGGCAGATAATGGCGGTCGAACACCAGCCCCAGGCTTTGCAGCCACTGCGCGGCGTGACTGTACGGCTCGCCCCAGGCTTCGTAGAAACGTATCAGCCGGAACTCCTGGCCGACCTTCTGCATCACCCAAATGGCCGTGCCGTCGCTGTTACCGATGTCCCAAAACGTCCAGCACGGCACGGATTCGACAGCTGGCAGCTGGGCGACGATGCGACCTTCCTTGCGGGCGCGAGCGAACTGCTGGGAGTAGTAGCAGCCCTCGGAGGACACCATGAAACACTCGTCCACCGTGGACGGGTACTCCTGCCACATTTTTTGCTGGTCGCCGGCAAAATCGGAGTCGCGCGTTGCGCAATACCAGGCGCGTTGGCGCATGGTCAGCGTGATTCCGAGCTTGGCCTCCAGCTCGTCGAAATAGTTGTGGTCCTTGTCGGTGATGACGACGCCGGTCGGGTCCATCTGGTAGTCCGGGCCCTCGAACCACGGGTAGAAATGCAGTCTGTAGTCCTTGGCGGTGAGCTTCTTGCCGGCATCGGCCAGCGCCTTAGCGCGCATGGTCATCTCGTAGAACGAGCCTTCGCGGCCTTCGGCGGTTGACTCGATCATGACGATGCCAGAACCCGTCACCGCTGGCAGCGAGCCGGTGACAATCTCGCGGGCGCGATGCGGGAACCTAGCGCAGATCTTGCCGAACTCGGACACATGCAGGAAATGCATCGTGCCACCGCGCATCGACGTGCTGACCAGAATCGAGGAGCCGTTTGCAAACACCAGTTCCTCGGCGCTTTGCTTAGTCAGCGGCAGCGCCTGGCGCAACTGCTCGGGCAGCCGCTCATAGGCAAACAGCACCTTGTCGCGAAAGATCTTCTTCGCCGCGCCATCGGTGTGCGCAATGATGCCGGCCTGAAAATTCGGCGTGAACAGCGCGTAGTCGAGGGCGAGGATGCAAGCGAACGTCGTAATGCCCAACTGACGGGCCTTGGGGATGATGTTCCGGAACCAGAGGTTTTCCGCCAGCCGCCGCTGCGCTGCGTTCATGCGGAAGCGGACAACGAGTCCTTCGCCCTCGCTTTCCTCCTCCTTGGTGGTGATGAAATAGAGGTTGTTCAGCCGCCACATGGGGTTAGCCATGGCGGCTTTCAGCTCCTCCTCGTTGGCAGGAGTGAAATTGATCGGATCTGCTGCGAGCTGCGCCAGCCGGTCAGTCATCGCCCTGCTTCGGCTTGAGCGTGCTACCGGCAATCCCTTCCAGCAGCGACACGATAGGGTTGTCAGGCTGCACGCCGTGGTCATGCTCGACCTTGTCGCGCCACCGATCACGCTGGCGGTTCTTCAGCCAGAAAATGGCGGCTGCCGTGTCCGGCGGGTAGTGTCTGACGGTCGGCGTGATGACAATCTCGCCATTGACGACGCGTATGTCGTCCTCCGGGTGCGAGTAGCCGATTGCACGGTGGACCAGCGCCTTCTCGACGCGCTCGGTGTCGAAATCGTCCTTGCCCCGTTTCAATGCCGCTTTGAACTCCGGGTGCTCGTTTTTCCACCGGCTGATCGTGGACACATCGACCTCGAAATACTCGGCCAGCGCCTGGTCATCAGCACCGAACTGCCGGCACAGCTTCTCCGCCTGGACAGGCGTCCGCTCAGGGTCATACTTCGGCGGCCGCCCACCCACGCCTTTCCGGCTGCGCGTTGCGGCCTTTTCCTCAGTTGAGCGCTTAGACTTAGACATTGACTCCCTGATGCCCACGTATATTTTCCCGTGGCCTGATTCTAGCCGTAGTGGTTAGATTATCGGACCATCTGTACGTTTGCGCAAGTTATTGTGTGAGTTGGGTTTCCAGGATGCCCCCGCATGTCTCACCCCGGTCGCACGATTATGTACCTCAGCGAGACCCGCCCCAACGGTGTCCGCTCCATCGTTCCCATCGACGTACTCGAAGCGCCGCCAGCCGGCTCCACTCCAGACGCGCCGCTGGATACCAGCATAGATTCCGTGCGAGATGGCCTGCATACCGCATTGTCAGCTCTTGGCATTCCTGACTGCGGGCATGATGACTGGGAGGGGTTTCTGAAGTTCGCCGGGGAAGGTCGCGCGCTGGTCGTGGCTCGGTGTGCGCGCTGTGCGAAAAAAGAGGCGGCCGGCAGATGGGAGGGAGGGAGGGAGGGAGACGCTAGGAGGGAGCCGGCCGCCCCAGCCAGATGACAACGATACAATGCCTAGTATGCCCCCTCGGTCGTGGTTACGCAAGCGAACCAAGCGGTTCTGCAGCTACCTCTCTTCCCGCATTGATCGAATCAGGCCGCGGCGGATGGCGCCTAACACTCGATACCCAGTCAGCCTGTGCGAGGCGGCGGTGAGACCGCGAGCCCTTACCCTCACCTCATCGCCATTCGGAAGGATGGCAACGAAGGTACGCTTCTTTGATAATCGTTTTTTCCTGCTCATGTGGTTACCTGTAGGCCACCTCCCCGGCGGCACGCTGCCGCCGTTCGAGGTCTGCCAGCCGCTGATCGGCGAGCCGCAGCTGGTCCTCCAGCGTGTGCTGCGCCATTAGGATCTGCGCCCGAGCGGCATAGACCGCCGGTGGGCACTCGGCGCCCGTGATGCGCCGCAGCTCGTGCAGCGCGCCCTGCAACTTGGTGATAGCACCGATGTATGCGCTTCTCATAGCTCCCCCTCGGCCGCCTTCGCCCACCGCCGCCGCTGACGTTCCGCAGCCTCGGCGCGCACTGCCTCGCGCACCGCAGCATTCAGCTCCCGCAGCAGGCACTCACTAGGTTGCCGGTCGTGCAGCAGCTCCCAGAGCACGAGCTCCAGCGCTGCGCTGGCCCGGTCATCGCTCATCGCAATGCCGGCGACGTCGTCCGATCGCTCCCATATCTCTGCCTCGATCCCTTCGCGCTCCAGCTCGGCGCTGTCGTCGTGGTACGGTGAGAGCGGGTGATTGCTGTCGCCGCGCGGCTCGTACCGGCGCGTGAGCGCTCGGTGCTGGGGCATGGCAGCGGCGATATAAGTTTCGGCGTAATTGTTCATGGTTCTTGCTCCCCTGGCGGCGCCATCCCTGGCCGCCTAGTGCGTCCGTGCCTTGGCGTTGGTAATCAGGCGTCGTGGGTGATGACGGTGAGGTCAGTCATTGACCGTCTCTTGATCCAATACGGCGCTTTCCAACATCTCGTTGAGCGCGGCTTGCCCTTCAGCGCTGATCGCCATGGATACTCCACGAATGAACTTCACCCACGCGTCGTTGTTCGTCACCCACTTCGGTTTGCGGAAAAACACAATCGGGGTGCTCGTTACGCCGTCCTCTACCCACAATGCGTGGGACTTGCTAACGCCTTTGATCGGGCCACTCAGGACAACTTTCATTTGCTCTCCTTCGCCAGCGCCTCCTTGGCCTCCCCCAACGCTCGCATCGGTGCTTCCGGGTCGAAGCCTAGGCGTCTATACGTGTCCGCTGATGGAATCCAGGTAATCAGTTCTGCCAGAACCTCTCGCAGCGCGTCCCGTTCCGCCCGCGCCGCTTCGAGGGCGGCGACAAGGCGCTGCGTGTTTGCGTAGAACTGACGACGGGACAGTTCGTCTTCCATCGCCAACTCATATGGCATCTTTGCGATGCCGAATATCGTCACGTCGCTCACTTCCATTCCTCCTGGTCGCGCAGCAGGGCGGTGGCCAGCGCTTTTTCTGCATCCGTCGCAAGGTTGACGTGCGGGCAGGACCGGTGCTGATCTTCCGTCCAACCAACCGGGCGATGCGCTTCCCACCATCCTTGCAACGCCTCTGCCAGCCGTTCGGCGCGGGCTTTTAACGAACGGATGTTTGTGTGGATGTTTCCTGTATCCGGGCCCCCGTCCTTGGCCTCCGGAAACTCACTCGCGTATGCGATTCGTGCGGCGCGTAATTCAGACACCTCCGCCCGCAGCGCGTCACACTCATCAAGCAGCGCCTGGATGGTGTCAGGGTCGCAAGCGGCAGCAAGGGCGGCGTTTGCAATCGCCTCCTCGATTGGAACCGAGTGACTGCCATTTATACCGACGGAAAACGTCACTTTGGCGAACAAGATGCTCAAATCCTGCGGACCGATAACGGATTGCTCAACGGCCCTTCGCGGCCCCGGCGTCGGCCCCATCTCCAGCGCCTTGCGGATGCGTTCGTAGCGGTCAGTCATTGCGCTCGCCCCACTAGAAACTGATGCCGCACGCGATGAGGCTGCCGCCCTGGCACCGGTTGATGGCCGCCTTCAGCCGATCATTCTCGGCCTTCAGTGCGTCCCGCTCCTCCAACAGCGCCCGGATGGTGTCGGGATCGCAGGCGGCGATGAAGTGCCCGTTCGCCAAATACTGCTCCTGTCCAACATACGTGATCCCGCGCACCATGCAGATTGGATATTTCTCCTTCTGGGTGATGATGTCGCGCGTCGAACCTTTGTCGTAAGATGCTTCCCACGGCCCCGGCGTCGGTCCCATCTCCAGCGCCTTGCGGATTTCCTCGTAACGGTCAGTCATTGCTGTTCCCCTTCGACAGCGCAGCGTCGGCGATCTGGTGTATGTTGCCCAGCATGGCGGTGAGCGTGAACGGATTGGGGTTCATCGCCAAATCAATCGAGCTTCGGCTCCGGATATCTTCCAGCGCCTCCACAAGTGCCGATACGTCCTGCGCGGGCGGTTGCGGTGAGGCATACAGCGGGACGGGAGCTCTACAGTCCTTGCGCGAGAACACTGGGGCCTGACGTGTTCCGTATGGTTCGCTCTTGTCATCTGCCAGGATAAATTCAAAATCCTCCTGACGGATGTACGCCACCGGCTCCACCTGCACAGCAGGTGCGGCCTCGCGCTGCGCGAGGCGCAACTGTCCGTGCAGCCGCTTGATCTCTACCTGCTGCGCGTCACGCTCCGCCAGTACCAGCCGTGACTTCACGGCTGCTGCTATGTGTTCAGCAACAGCTTCGCGGCAGTCGTTACAAACTTCTTCGTATTCGATTACCGAACTCTGCCAATTTCCGTTCGTGCTCACCGCGCCCATCGGGTTTCCGCTCGGGAGGTAGACGTTCAGGTACAGGCCGACAGCTCGATGCTCCCATCTCGTCTCCTTCACCCGCGCATGGCACAAGTCGCAGATAAACACGTTCTCTCTCATTGCTCGCCCTCTTGGCCGATGGTTTTAGCGATGGCGGCGTTGCTCGCCTCTTCATCTGGCATCCACAGCCGTTCGTGCGCCTCAATAAGCGCCAGCGCCGTGCGGTATTCCGCGGCGTGCGCGTTGTCGCCGTGGGTGTCGGCCAGCTTTGCCTCGAACTGCTCGCGCGAGCCGAAGAAACAACCGGAGCGCAGGCGAAGGCCCCGATCAGTGAGGTAGGCAATGAGATAGCGCGAGGCTGATCCGATTGGGCCGACCTGGAGGATTGGGCGGCGGCCGGTGAGTTTTTCGCCGCCGTCCAGGCTCGCTCCGTCCAGGTTCGCCCAGGTCAAGTCCGCCCCGGCCAGGTTCGCTTCGCCCAGGTTCGCGCCGGCCAGGTCCGCGCAGGCCAGG